AATTAAAGAAATTGATTCCTAAACCACCTGATCCACCACCACCAGAAACTCCAGCCCATCTTCTTCCTCCAAATTGTGTTCTACCACCACCACCGCCTCCACCTATCATGAAGCAGAGATATTTTGCGGTGCCAGATGATACAGCGACACTGTTGGCACTGCTAGTCCATACTCTAAAGTTTGCATTGGCAGTACTTTGACCTGTTGGTCCTGGTGGTCCTTGACTACCACTTGGACCTTGTGGACCTTGTGGTCCTTGTGGACCTTGTGAACCTTGAGGACCTGTTGGTCCTTGAGAACCTGTTTGACCCTTCTGTCCTTTAGCACCTTGACCACCTTGAGGACCTTGAGGTCCTGTTGAACCTGTATTACCTGTTTGACCCTTCTGTCCTTTAGCACCTTGACCACCTTGAGGACCTTGAGGACCTGTTGAACCCGTATTTCCTGTTTGTCCTTTTTGACCTTTAGCACCTGTACCACCTTGAGGACCTTGAGGTCCTGTTGAACCTGTATTACCTGTTTGTCCTTTTTGACCTTTAGCACCTTGACCACCTTGAGGACCTGTTGAACCCGTATTTCCTGTTTGTCCTTTTTGACCTTTAGCACCTGTGCCACCTTGAGGACCTGTGGCACCTTGAGGACCTTGAGCTCCAGTTGCACCTTTTTGACCTTGAGAACCTTGAGGACCTTGAGGACCTGTTGAACCTGTATTTCCCAATTCTCCTTTTTGTCCTTTGCTTCCAGTTGATCCAGTATTACCTTGATTACCTTGAGGTCCTTGTGCACCAGTCGCACCTTTTTGACCTTGGGGTCCTTGTGCACCTTGAGCACCTTGAGGTCCTTGAGCACCTTGAGGACCTTGAGCACCAGTAGCACCTTTCTCTCCTACCTCACCCATAGCTGCAAATGAAACAGTATGAGTTACTCCAGTGCTATAAAAAGCACCATAAAAGTATAATGGATTTGTTCCATGAGTTATGGTTCTAGTTCTTTTTAGCACACCGTCTTTGTAATATCTTACATCTGTTCCATCATAAGTTATTGACATTATTGTTGATGTGGAATAGGATCCATAATCAGCAATATTACTACCATTTTCATAAATGTCAAGTTGTCCATTAGCTTTAGGATACCATAGATAATCACCTGTACTGTAAGAAGTTGATGCTGTTGGATCATGAGTCAATCCCATCATCGAATACTTATTTGTGGCATTTACTGTTCCCGTCATATAAGCATGCATGTAGGATTCTGAAGAATAAACTCTTCCATTCCAAACATTATTATTTGCATTCTTAGTGAATGATTTTGGTCCAACTCTACTCATATTGGAAGTTAAATTTGGAGTCCAACTTATCTCACCAAATTCACCTTTTTGACCTTTGCTTCCAGTAGATCCAGTAGGACCTTGAGCACCCTGATTACCTTGGGGACCTTGAGCACCTTGAGGACCTGTATTACCAGTGACACCTTTTTGACCTTTCTCTCCCTTCTCTCCTGTATCACCTTTTTGACCTTTTGGACCTTGAGCACCTTGAGGTCCTTGTGCTCCAGTTGCACCTTTATCTCCTGTAGCACCTGTAGCACCTACTTCACCTTTTTGTCCTTTGCTTCCAGTCGGTCCTGCTACCGTTGATGCTTCACCTTTTTGTCCTTTCGTTCCAGTCGCATTGTTTCCATCTGCACCAGTGTCACCCTTTTGTCCTTTATTTCCTTTTGCTTCTACATCTCCTATGTTTCCTTTTTGTCCTATCTCACCCTTCTGACCTTTATCTCCTTTTTGACCTTTCTCACCCTTTTGTCCCTTATCTCCTTTTTCACCCTTCTGACCTTTAACACCGATCTCACCTTTCTGTCCTTTTTGACCTGTATCACCTGCAAGTTTGATATGTGCAGTGTCACCATTTACAGTAATAGAGTTACCTGTACCAACAAATCTTAAATTTGTTATACCAGTTCCAACAACTAATCCTTCAGATTGAATACCTACAGCGGAAACAAAATTATTACTTACACCTGTTAATCCTTGTCCACTTCCTCTAAATGTTCCACCAGAAGCATGGAATCCAGCACGACCCGTAACAACACCTATTGCATCAACGTTTGCTACATCTTCATATGTTAATTTACCAGCAACAGTCATATCACCAGAAATATTAACTGAATTGAAATCAGCAGTTAGAGGTAATCTTGCAGCATCAAGTCTTCCTGATGTAATTAATTGTGCTGGTATTTTTAATCCTGATTTCGCATTTCTATTTGAGTCAAGAACTCGATTACCACCAATATATAATTCGTTTGCTCTTATACCCTTTCTACTTCCTGACTTATCTACAACTTCTAAGTCACCACTACTACTATCTCTCTTAAATTTTGTTTCTCCAAGACTTAATGAATCATCAGAAGGATCAATTGTAATTGAACCCGTACCAATTGTTAATATACCCGTTACTCTTGCATCGCCAGTTACAACTAAATCTTCTCCAAAAGTCGTAGCACCACCAACATGTAACTTAGATACTGTTGTAATACCAGCTGAAAGATCACTTACACCTGCTCCTGCGACAATCGGACCACTGAAGGTAGATGCTGTAACAACACCAGCAAATACAGCTGCACCTGAATTATAAATTGTCGCACCATGACCTATTGGTGTGTCTGCACCTAAAACATTTATTCCTGCAATTTCAATACCAACATTATGTACGTTACTTGTTCCCGTTTTAAAATTTGATGCAGTCGCAATTCCAGTTAGAGTGATATCTTCACTAACAATATGTGACTCCGTATGGATACCAGGACCTCTAATTTGTGATATATCGTTCAACGACATTTGTTACGAATTATGCAATATAATATATTTATATATCTATTTAAGATGGTGCTGTTGGAAAGGTAACATTCTCTGGATCTGATTCGGTTGCAGGTAAATCTCTAAGACTCTGACGATATGTTTTCCACTCAGTTTTTTTTGAATCTGTCAGTGGTGAATCTGTAAATTGTGTCCAGTCACTTTCTCTCAATAATACATCTCTCATATGTCGGAGAGCACCGATATAATCTGTTCCAAAATGTTCTTTAATTGTTGCCCATCCGTCTATTGCAGCCATCTAATTCATTAATTAACTTTAGATATTTATACTATAGTAATATATTTGTTTCATCATTACTAGCTAACCAACCAGTTGCAATATATTTAGCTTCATATGGAGGATTTCCTCTATGTAAGTGAGTAAAAGAACCAGGAAAAATTAATACCCTACCTGCTTTTGGTTTTATTTTTTGTTTTTGATAGAGAAATTCTGTCTCACCACTATCTTCCAAATCATTAAAATACACTGACCAAACTAAAGTTCGATTAATACACGCAATATTATTTGACTCTGAATGCCAATCATGATATCCCTCTGTTGGTTTTGTTTTTTGTAGTAAACAAGTGGTACTATGATAATGAAAATTTTTTAAAAACGGATACCAATCCAAATACTGTTCAAAACAAGCTCTCACTGCACACATAATATGATTTGATATTGATGGATTAAATGCAGCAATATCTAATTGAGAATCTTTAACACTTGTGTTGCTTCTTGGGACAATTTGAGTTGACTCATCTAACATTTTAATAACATGATTATTAAAATCATCTAATATAACATTATCCCATACTCCTATGAAATCTTCTTTTAAAAAGACTTGAGGTGGATTGATTGTTTGTTCAAACATAATTAAAGATCAGAATCTCCTTTTATTTTTTTTATTGGTTCCTCAATAGTTCTCATATTAATTGTTTGTGACAATCTATTCAAAGTTTCATTTCTAAATGATTCGACAGCAGCACCCGTTTGTCTTTGTTGCTGAGAGTTTTCTATCATTAACGTAGGCATCCACGTTACAGCACATCCCCATTCATCAACTGGTTCACCAGTCTGAGGGTGAGTTCCCCTTATCTGAGTAAACCATGCACACTGAAGTCCAATACAATCTTTACCAATTAAAGGGCAAAATTTTCCCTGTTCAAGTTTCATATTAATTCTTTGTTGCTATTATAACATCAGTATAGTTAACATTCAAGTTAAAGTTAGGATTTGTAAACCCATGACCGTGACTTGCATTACTACCTACAGATGAAGTTCTACCTACGTTTGATACTGAACCAGAAGCAGATATGTTATAAGATTCATATAAATTACCTGCACCAGATCCAGAACCAGGATAATTATTGGCATTCATATTAGTCCCATTTCGTAACTGACCATGATTACCCGATCTAAATGCAAGGTGATAGTGAGATGGAATTTCGCTTTGTGATAGTATATGTCCTTGAACTGAACCACCACCAGTGGTGACTGTAGAGTTAAAAACAGTTGTGAATGCATTACCGCCACCATTACTTACGCTACCAGATACTAATCTTAACGCTCGGTTATTTAAACCTGTATCCTTTGTCCAACCTGATGGTGCTGATGTCTGTTGAAATAACATTCTTGTTCCAGCAGGGAAACTCGCTAAGTTTCCAGTGATAGTTCCTGTTACATTTAAATCACCACTTACGACTAAAGTTGAACCATTAAAAGTTAAATTTGATTCAGCATTAAGTGTTGATCCACTTACACTGGTCATTACTCGATCATTACCAGCATTAGTAATTGTTGCTGAACCAGAAGGACCTGGTGGACCTTGAGCACCTTGAGGACCAGTAGGTCCTTGAGCTCCTTGGGGACCTTGAGGACCTGTATTACCTTGAGGTCCTTGAGCACCTTGATTACCTTTATCTCCTCCAGTTCCTTGACTTCCTTGAGGACCAGTAGGTCCAGTAGGTCCTTGAGCTCCTTGAGGACCTGTTGCACCTTTATCTCCCTGTGGTCCTTGAGGACCTGTATTACCTTGGGAACCTTGAGATCCTGTTGCACCTTTATCTCCCTGTGGTCCTTGTGCTCCAGTTGCACCTTTTTCTCCTTGTGCACCTTGAGCACCTTGAGCACCTTGGTCTCCTTTCTGACCTTTCTGACCTTTTTCTCCTTTCTGACCTTTTTCTCCTTTCTGTCCTTGAGAACCTTGAGGTCCTGAAGTCGCTGCAACCCAATTTAATTCTGTCCCTGTCGAAGATAAAACCTGTCCAGATGTTCCTAGTTCACCATCCTTATCTTGTAGTCCACCAGTAATTTTCACACCATCTGTAGTTGTGGAAAATTTTATATTGTTATTAAAATATAAATTGACATTGTTATTCTCTGTCGCACCAATCATGGTTTTACTTCCATCGGCACTCTGAAGATTAAACAAATTACTTCTTAATCTTAATTCACCTGTCCCCTGATCTACAATGTAAGAATGATCTCCTGCGTGATATATTTTAAGATCTGGAGTGCCTCCATCACCAAATCCTAACTCTACATTATCTAAAAATCTTAAAATATTTGCTGATTTGTCAAATGTTATAGAAGATACTCCAGTCACACCATGAAATTCAACATCATTTTTAAATGTTGTGATACCAGTTACGTTTACATCATCTAATTCAGATAGACCATCAATATCTACATTTCCAGTAAAATTTGCAGAACCAACGTTGTTAATACGAAATCTCTCCGTACCCTCAGTTGTAACTTTGAAATGTCCGTCTGATCCTGTATCAACTACTTCTGCTTCAGTATTTCCTTCAAATATTTTATCTGCAAATCCATCTCCTTTTAAACCTTTGATACCATCAGCACCATCATCACCAGCAAGACCTTTTTGACCTTTTTCACCTGTAGCTCCCGTGTCACCTTTTTGTCCTTTATTACCTTGTGCTTCGACTGCACCTTTTTCACCTTTTTGTCCTTGCTCACCTTTTTGACCCGTGCTTCCAGTTAAACCCTGAGGTCCTATTTCACCTTTAGCACCTTTTTCACCAGTGTCTCCTCGACCACCAGCATTTGCTAAAACCCATTGTGCACTATCAGCATCAACATAATAAACAAATAAATCACCACTATCACTTTCCCACCACAGTTCACCATTTCTAGCACCTGAAGGAGGGGTGTCACTTATGGTTACTGGATTGACTGTAATTGTAGCAGCGATACCAGGATGTCCTGATGGATTTTGAACACTTACATTTGCAGTTACAGCAGCTCCAACGAAATTTAATTGAGTTACACTACTCGCTGCTGATACTGGACTATCTTCATCAAATATCGTAATTGCACCTGGTACAAGACCACCACCTACAGGCACCCAGAATCTTTTACCAGGAAAGCCTGGTACTGCAACTAATTGATATTGTGAACCAGATGGAACAGAAGGACCAACTAAAGGATCAGAGAGATTTGGTTCAGCTTGATCTAATCCAAGATATTGAAACCTGTCATCAGTTAATTTATCTTGTGGTCTTCTTTTTTGTCTTCCACTTAAATACTTTGGCATATTACGATGTGCTATTCTCTAGAATACTTGCTATTAGTTCCATTTGAAGTGGTGCGAAGAAACCACCAGATAAACTTTCCCCAACATTAACACGTATTCCATTTAAACCAGCTGTAGTTACGCTAAGAACACCATTATTCAAATTAGATGTATTTGTAGATGCAGGATCAGTTGATCTAGGATATGCGTGTTCGGTTGCACGATTATCCATCGTACATGTAAAAATAAGAGAGTTATCTGCGATTGATATTGTATCACCATTCTGTAGATTATGATTTGTGCTTAGTGTGAGAACTATTTCACCTGCATTTAATAAAACTCCATGAATAGTTTTTGCACCAGGTCCGCCATTATATACTGCATTTACAACATTAAATTTAGTGCCATTTGAGGGATTACCGTCTTGACTGTTTACGACTGTTACAGCATTATCTCTTGCTCTTTCAAAATAATGTATTGCTGAATTATAGAAATGTGGATATCCTTTACTACTTCCTACAACTGCTGAAAATTCCTTGACTCCTGCGACTGTATCAACTGTGTAGGACTGTTGTGGATCTGGAAATATAGTCGTGGTTATACCTGTGCTTCCTGAACAAGTAAACGCAATACCACTTAAAGTAATCGGGTCAGTTACACTAAAATTATGATTTGTTTTTGTAAATATAGTCGCTATTCCAGATGGTTCATCATAAGTTACGTTTGTTACGATACCTACTCCCTCTTGACTTCCTTGAACATATATCTGATCTAATATAAGTGGTGTTTTTTCTAATACTAATCTACCATCAATTAAAATAACTGCATCATTAGGGGGTATCTCTGCGTCTTTTATAACTCTAATGTCTCTTGTATTACCTGTGCTTCTTGATGTTCTTTTCTGAATGAATGTAACAGTCGGATATGTTGTGCCAATACCAACATTAGATACTTGTGTATACAACAATAAGGCTGATGTACCAGTAGGAACCTCATAAAGTTTTTGCAGACCTGGTGCTACAGGAACTGCAAGGGAAACAAATTTATTGACTGGTGCGATTGCCATATTATCTCAATGCTAATATCAGTGGTGTAAGTTGTGCTTGAATTGCCCTGTTGAAGTCTCTACCTCGAATTGTTGATGTTGTTTGATCTATTGTCAATCCATCACCTATTCTAAAGTTACCTTTTTGATCCGTGCTAGTAAATGGAACTTGACCTCCATTGATAGCGATTACTTCATTCTCAGGTATCGGTTTTCCACCTTGGAATGGGTTCGATGTATTTATGTCTGTACCAGCACCGATGTATTCAAATGAATGTGAACTGGTTATAATACGACTTAATCTTACCATCTTAACTTGAGTGTCATTAAATACTGGATATGGTATAAATTCATTGAAGGTAATCGTTGATATTCCTGTTACTGCTGCTGATTCTGTTGCTTCACTAACAGTAAATAATATTGGATCTGTATTTACTCTAAACGTTGCACTTCCACTTGATATCACTGCAGATAAGTTTTGTGTTGGTAAAAAATTACGACCACTATTTAAAACATCAACAGAAGTGATTGTTCCAGCAGCACTTACGTTTGGAGAGAATTCAGGAAGTATTGACTCTGGACCTAAAGGATCTTCATTCAAAGTGATAATTGGTGGAGCACCAACCGAGTAATCACCATCATTTCCACCATTTACAACCTCTATTGATCTGATTACTTGTAAAGGTGCATCGACAGTATCAGTTGAAGTTGAGTCATCATAATTATTCATATTAAGAACAAAATAAACTCCTTGACCATCAAAAGGTATTCTTATATTTCCATCAACATCTTTAGTATTCGCAGTCACGATTGTATCTACCTGTGCATCTGTAGCACCGTTAGTCGTAATTCCTGTAAATTCAATATCTCCAAAACCATCAGCAACTAGACCTTTAATACCAAAAGAACTATTTGAGTTTGTTAAATCACATTGTCCTCCAGAAGAAACTCCAATACCAATCTCACAACCAATTGTAAATATAGAGACTAATTGAGCATATCCATTATTAGATATTGATACACCAATACCAGCTTCATTATATTGTGTAAAAGAATCACATACCATTGATTTTAAATCTTGACCACCATTATTAGTTCCTGTAAATGCAGCATTAGCATGGTCTCCATTTATTTTCATACCAATACTACCAGTCATAAAGTTTGTACAGTTTCTAACATATGGAGATCTCCATCTACCATCTTTACCCTCATCGGCAGGACCTAATGCTGTAAATCCTGAAGCCGCTTGAAAATCCAAACCAGCATTAACACTTGCTTGTATTGGTGGAAATGCAACCGCACCGCAGCGAGGATGATTAGTTGTAATTGATGCTCCAGCAAAACTTAAATTTTCAATTAAACATCCTCTTCTAACATGAAACACATCTCTATTTGTATTATTCGGAACAACTGTTACCAATCTTAAATCCTCACCTGTAATCGCAACATCAGTTCTTAAACCGATTGGATTATTTTCTATGTAAACTCCTGACCTGACTTTAATTGTATCTCCTTCTTGTGCAATCGCAGCTGCAGCAGCAATAGTATATTTTGAATCTCCCTCTAATAAACCACTGTTAGAATCTCTACCATTCTTCGATACCCACAATGTCCTCTTCGTCTGAACTCCAGAAGGTCTCCATGATACTCCAACTCCTACACCAGATACGTTAAATGAAGATAAACGATAATCAGTCCTACCTGAACCAACTCCTTGACTGTTAAAGAAATCAGTTAGTTGAGCATCTAATTCAAGATTACCCTCTATTTTTACATTTTGTCCAACATTTAAATTTTTTAATATTCCAACACCACCATCAATCACAGCAGCACCTGTAGCTGTACTAGTTGATTGTGTATCATCATCAACATCTAATCTTCCAGCAAACGTTCCACTTCCACCAGAGTTTAAATTACCTGCTAATCCTAGTCCACCATCAATCACAGCAGATCCAGTTGTGACGCTTGTGGATTCTGTCTGATCATCTACATCTAATCTACCTGCTATGACTGCAGCACCACCAATATTAATATTTTTTTCTACACCAACTCCACCATCTACTACTAAGGAACCAGTATCTTTACTTGTACTATCAGTTTGACCTAAAATAGTGGTATCATCACCAACAAATAGTTTTTTACCAACTCCTAAACCACCAGCTATACGAACTGCACCTGTGCTTGCGTTACTTGCCTCAGATTGGTCATTAAAAGTTGAAGTTCCATCAACGTCTAAAACAGAATTAAATGTAACTCCAGCATCTACATTTAAAGTACTATCAAAATCAACAGCACCAGTAGCATGAACAGTTCCCGATACGTCTAAATCAGTTGATGGATTTGAATTCCTGATTCCAACTCTAGACTGTCTATAGATCGCTGCACCTGTACCAGTTCCTTGATGACCCCATAAGTCTTCAACAAATATAGTGGCAACACCTGTTACTGAATTAGGATTTTGTGCAGTTGCTTCTAAAGTATCAGTTCCTTGTCCATTACTATTTCTTTGAGCAAAATTTAATACTGTAAAAGATTGTGCTGCTCCAACAGCAGGAACAAAAGTCCCCTCATTTTGTAGAAATACACCTTCAGTCTCCACAGGGGTAAATGAAACCCATCTAATCCCAAGTTCATCACGACTCATGAAGTTTGCGTTTGCACCTACAGAACCAGCAGAGTCGTAAATATTTCTTGCAATTCTTATACTTCCATCAAAATCAGCTCTTAATGTACCATATCCAGAATTATTAACTGTGAACGATCCACCTGGATTAGTTGTGCCAATTCCTAGTGTGCCTACACCAGATATTACAAGAGATTGAGTGCCTATTCCAAGTTGAAATTTTGCATCAGGTTGAGTTGTGCCAATACCAACTAATCCTAAATCACTTACAATAAAAGATGTATCACCAACACCGACTTGGAATCTAGCATCTGGTTGTGTGCTTCCAATACCAACTCGACCTCCAACTTGTCCATCTAAATCTGATGTTGATGAAATTGCTACAAGAACAGTTCCTCCAGCACCAACATTATGTCTTTGATAAACTGTAAGATAATCAATATCAACTGGTCCTATAAATGTTGAAAAACCACTTACGAAAAAATTATCGTTAATCGTTATACTTTTAAAAGGTTGATTATCTTCAAATGTTATATCTCCTGCATCAAGTTCAGTATATAATTTTCCATAGATGAATACATCATCAGTAAATTCTGCCTTCCGATTAAAATTATCTACATCAGCAGCATCGTAATTTGGATATGGTACACTACCTGATTCAAATCTAGACATTATGCACCCCAGACACTTTCGGCAACACTTGTGCCTTTAAATACTCCTCCCATCCAACCGACCTCACGAACTCTAATTTTTCCGTATGGTGCTTTTATATAACATGTATTTGAACTCATATTAATAGAGTTTGAAGCATTGACCCTAAAATCTCCACCAGCATTTATTTCAACATTTTTATCAGCGTCTAAGATAATATTTCTACCCGTTACTCTTACATCACCACTACTTAATGCAGTTATGGTAACATCCCCGCTTGAACCAACAATATTAACACATACACCACCACCATCTACCCTTTGCCCACCAACAATTTCTATACACTGGTCATTGTAAATGTGATATAAACCACCATTAGTCATTCCAACAGCACTACTATTTCCATCACTACCAGAACCTAACAAATCATAAACAACTGTGCCATTATATCCTGTTTGTGGATTTCCAGTATCAATCCTGAAATGAGGTCCAAAAGACTCATATTCTCTATTTTGCCAATTTCCTTTCTCTGCTGCGTTTGGAGTTGCCATAGTTCTTCTATCTTATTAATATTTATCAGTAACCTGAGTATCCTGAGCCTCCCCCATTCTCTCCCGAAGACCCGCCACCACCAGAATTGTTATTATTAGGAGGAGTGTAAC